ACCGATACTTCAAACAACTCAGCATCCTTAATCATTAATCCGTCAGTTTCCTTGATGTAATCAGCATCCTTGACTTTGAAACCAACGGAAAAGGCTCCAAGGACACCGTCTTTAACTAGCTCACATACTGAGGCAGGTGCAGATTTACTAATCTTAGCTTCTAGCTCCAACCCATTTTCTGTGACCTTTACTCCTGTAGCACGACCAATAGGTTTATCATAGTCGTGGTTAAAAAGTATTACAGGATTATTTTGAAAATTATCTAAACCACCCTTTGTCCATGCTTCGGCTGCAATTACATCCCCTGCGCGGTCAGAATGATTAGTACTCGCCATACCTCGTATCATAACGCTGCCGTCTTCTGTTACATTAGACTTGAACGTAGAGGCCATATGTAGTATTTTATTCATATTATTTCTCTGTAGTGCTTGCCCTGAGTGCTTCCAAAGGGTCTTTCTCTTCCACAACCTGTGGTTCTGGTTGTGGATTAAGTGCTAATGCACATAATTCTGGTTCTAGCTTTTTTACATAGTTTGTAAAAGTTTCCCAGTCTCTATAGTATTTTTTCCAACATCTTTTATAAACTGCATCTGGTTTTTCTTTTGTATACTTATCTTGCAGTGCTCTATAGGTCTGGGGTATTTCTCCTATCTCTGCAAACCATATGGCTGCATTTCTTGCAATTTTGTCTTTAGTCGTCATCGTTCTCTTCTGGAGGCCGTCCGCCTTCGTCTGGGTTAGCTGCTGATCCTGCGATGTTTGCAGGAACTCGTATATCTGCTGTGCCTTCTATTTCATGGAAACCTAATCGTTCCCTGGCTTCAGCAGGTGTAATGATCCCGCCATTTACTAGTGAAGTATAATAGGCAGAAGCATCACGTAATTCTGGTTGTAGTGCAGGAGTTTCGGTAATATCTTCTACAATCTCGAAACCAAAGAATCTTTCTAGACCTGCATTTATTTTTCTGACGATAGGCAGTACAGTTTCCAAATAGTATAAACGCATATTTGGTCGAATGTTTGCGTTGTTACCAGAATCAAATAAGATTGAGGGAATACCTAACGCTTTTGCAATAATTTTTTCGTTCTCTAAAATAGAGTTTTGGAAGTCTAGGTCTCTAAAGTTTACGTTTGAGATCTTGTCCAACTCTATACCGCCATCAAGAACTAGAGGACGTCTGCCTCCAGTATCTGGCTTGTATCGGCTCTGCCACGATTGTAGCATACGCTCTTTAATTTTGTCTGACAAAGTATTCGGTGATTTAAGTACCAAGCCTGGAACTGCTCCGTTCTCAAAGAAATTATCTTGAAAGTCTCTCATTGCTTTGATAATTTTCATCGTACGAACAGCAGGCTTAAGTCTTGAAACGCCTCGATACACATCATAGAAAGAGTTTTCTTTAATATGTATAACTTCATCTACTGAGTAGTCTACATCATTATAAGTATACTTTTCAATATACGTTTTGGGATCGCCATGAATGATCACGTTATCCGCAGGTAAATGATAGAGATGAACACCGTCATAGTAGATAAAGATATTTCCGTCTAGGAGATAATCTGTAACAAGATTTCTCTTGAACGTACTTATATCTTGAAAAGGGTTAGGCTCAACATTTAGCAGTAAGTCAACTTTGGCTCTTTTAATGCCTTTGATAATACTACTGCCTTTTGTTTGACCTTTTACGATAGCTCCGATCTCAGCAACATCATCTACAATCATATTCACACCACGGTTTACTATCTCTAGTTCTTCGTAGTATGTTTCATAGCTTGTAGTATGCTCTCTACTGGGAGAGATCTCGGCAACATATTGCTGAATAGGATTTAACTTCTCTTCAGTTTCTGCAGGTTTTCTTCCAATTATTGTATCATACCATGCCATTATGTTTTTCTCTTTGAATCTCTACCCACCGCATCTGCTTTTTAGCAGTTCCTAAAGCTGGGTCTTTACCGTAAATGGAGTGAAGTTTTAAATGGTGAGTATGACATAATGTGACAGTATGGTCATATAACTCAGCATGATGTTCTTCTATAAAGTCATCCCGGAGTGCTTGTATGTACTCAGGATTGTGTTTGTTCTTTTTGAGCCACTGGTTCAATAAAGGGGTTAAGCTGTAGTAGTGGTGAAAATCTAACTGCTCTGTTTCACCACAAATCTCGCAAGAAGAACCCTTTGCATACTTGGATTTTGCCTTATCTCGTACATACTTTACATAATCACGTTTTAACTTAGGCATTTTCCTTTGGCTCCTTCATTTTTATCTAAAGAATTATATCGAGTTTGAGCTAACTTGTCAATAACTATTTTTAAGCTGGTATCGCTAGAAGGAGATCTGCGAGGTTTCAAACGAGTACAAAGCATAGCGAAGTGCATCTGCCATGTGCGATGCCATGTTGTGCTTCGGTTTCTCCTTCATAAGATTAGGGTTCGGGTCCCATTGATAGGCATCGAGACAGCTGAGGGATTCTCTCGCATCTTGGTCAACATAAAGCTTGTCGTTGTCGATGACGCTCGAGACATGTCCAATTCCGTCAAGTACAGACTTCTTCGCGTTGATGGTGGAAATATCGTAGTTTTGCGCGAAATCGTACCTTGTTTGTTGAGCTGCTGAATCAATATAAACGAAATCAATATCCCAGCGATCAATGAGTTTCTTGATTTCGGTAGCATGCTGTTCCGTTGTTCGTTCTGCATTAAAGTATTCGTCCACTAAGTAGTATTTATCTTCGTCCCAATCATATGCAACTACGCACATTGCTGTGGGATCTTTATATCCAACGTCTAACCCTGCGAAGACGTCCATTCGTTTTGTTTCAAAGTTACTCAGATCTTTTACATTTTCTTCAAAGTTAAACTTCCAGATCTGACCTTCATAAGTATTAAAATCAGCTTCGTACTCTTGTCGAAACTCTGCTTCTGACATTGACTTGCGAGCTTCTGTAATGTCTGACTCGCTCATTCTTGGATTGTCTTTGTAAGTTGCTCGTATGCTACACCACTCTGGGAACTCATCTGAGAAGCCTCGATAGAAAAACTCAGAGAACCAGTTGTTGCGACCCCGAGGTGTAGAAATAAAGATCGCTTTTGAGTTATCTTTATCGAGTGTAGGTCTAAGTGCAACATTGAAAGCATCCTTACCATCAGCCAGGGCTGCTTCATCAAAAATGATAAGATCGTAAGAACGACCGACACATGAATCAACCTGATTGATTGAACCCATCCTAACAGTAGATCCATTTGAAATTTCAATCACTTTGTCTTTTGCATTGTCTTTTGTTACTTCCAAATCAAAATGTTTTATCAACTGTCGTTGCAAATCAAAAGAAATCTGAGACAAAGCGTAGTTAGGAGACATGATCAGAATGTTTGTGTTCGGTACTAATGACACAAGCTGTCCGATAATATTTGCAATGTAGGTTTTTCCCTGTCGTCTTGATACTGCCGCTGAGACAAACCTATATTTTGGATTATTGATCGCATTGATAATTGCTATCTGCGAAGGTAAGGGTGTGACATTCAATAACTCCAAGTAAGGGGTTATTGGAAGTTTTATGAACTTTGCCTCAGATTTTAACTCTACGAGCTGATCAGATAGTACATCTAATCTACTTATTTCAACTGCCATATTTTAATCTTCTTGTTTTATTAGTGACCAAACTCCCCAAGCTAATCCAGCCCAGGCTAGTAAGTTTCCAAACAGTAATACTGCTACGGAAAGACCTATAAGTACTAACGCATCTTTTTTCTCTTTCAGATCATTTAACATGAGTACCCCTCTTTTTGTGACCGTTCCAAGCTACAAAGCCTGCTAGACGCAGTGCCCAATATGCGAGGTAGTTAAGGGCATAAAACCCGTTCACTTCGATACAGATGTCTCGAAAAAGACCATCCATATATTTTTGGTCATGATAACCAATGTTGCTACCGTCTTTCTTCATGAGTGTGGCATACTTATAACCGTAGTCATGAACTAAGCCACCCATCAGCAATACTCCTACTGGTGATAGAAATGTTGCTAAAAACTTAGGAACTGATGCTCCATCAAACTGAAAACCTGCTGGAATCTTATAACCTTGACCGCCTATTGAATAGTGAAAATCTTCTGTGATTATCCACTGTCGAGTACCCATCAACCACATCAGTATTGCACCCCAGAAACCTTTACTTGCTGTCGCGATAGGTACTGGTTGCATCTTTGGCATATTGTTGTATTCAAAGTCAATACGCTTCAGATCTGGTTTATCAAGTTTGTTTACTAAATAGCTGAGTACAATTACTGCTATTACTATAGACCACTGCCAAAAAGTTGTTATAAGTTCAATCATTTATTTTTCCCTGCATATGCGTTGGCTCCAAAGAAAGCTGAAACCAGGGCTGCGATAGCTACAAAGTATGTGGGAGCAATATC